AAGGGGTTCAGGACGCAACCCTCGACAGGATCGCCACGAAAAAGGCTGAGACTATAACCGAGGAAGATCAGATTCAGAACGTAGTTGACGGGCTGAGCTATCAAGATGTAATCGATTCAGAAGCGGACTTCAGAGGAACGCAAATGTCAAAATCTAAAATTGCTGATGCAATTAAAGAGTACGAAGAAAAGCACAATCTGAAGGACGGGAAACCTCAAAAAGCAGAAGATCCCCCTGAGGATCCCCCAGGTGATGATGATGAGAAGATTCCGAAATGGGCCCAGGGCCTTATTAAGGAAAACAAGGAACTCAAAACCACCCTGCAGGGAATTACCAAATCACAGGAAGTCGGGACCAAAAAAGAACAGGCCCTTAAAATCATGGCAGAATCGAAGATACCTGAGAAGCTCCGTGAGAAGTGGGTCGGCCGCATTATTCTTGATTCTGACACTCCACTGGAGGATCAGGTAAAAGAATTGGAAACAGAGTTTGTTGATCTCCAGCAGGAGACTATCAACAACGCCGTAAAGGAAGGAACCTATGTTCCTGGCAGCGGAGGCGGTTCAGAGTTCAAAAAAGAAGAGGTGGATGACTATCTGAATGAAAAGTTTCCTGAAGAAGCTGAGAAGTAGTATTAACTAAAAAAAATACTGAAATGTATGTAGCAACAGAAGACGGTACAGAAAGATCCTTGTGCATCGAGCAGGTGCTTGAGGATATCCCAGGTGGTGGGGTAATTGAACCGGATGATTTTAAATCGGACACCACCGAACTGGAGGAGGGGGCTATTGTCGGAGCAGATTCAGACGGTATTTACCACCTGGTAAAAACCGCGAAAATCGTTGCCGACGGATCCTCTTCTGCTCCAAGAATTGAACTTGAACATGAGCTTGTGGTTGGTGATTTTATCTCAGACGGGGTCGTTGTCCTCGAGATTGATACTGTCACTGAAGGAACAACTTATGATACCCTTGGTTTTAATTCAGGATCACTGAAGGTTTATGCCGCTGGCACAATTCTTTATGTGGTAAATGAAGTAGCTGAGACAACTGGCAGCGGTAACTCCGCAGAGGCAACTGTAGAGGATAAATCAGGTGATTACCTGAAGGTTGAGATCCCGTCATGGGCCGGAGCGAGCAAAGCTAACGGACTTGATGTAACAATTGAACAGGCCGGAGACGATAACCTTGCAGTTGCATTTGCCTCTGGCACGCTTACCATTTCCCTGGCAGCCAGCACGGCAACAAAGAATACCGTTGCGCTTATCCAGGCAGCCATCAGGGCACTGGGAGAGGTCGACGGCATTGACTTTGCCGAGACTGTTTGCACGGGTACCGGATGGGATGATGGAGCACAGGTTGGTGGAGTGCTTACCGCGGCTACAGATGCCTTTGCTCTGGGCCTGGACAATGTGCGTCCTGATCCTTACTACACTCCTGCCGGAGTTACCCTCCAAAGCGTGGATATTTCCAAGGCTAACCAGGGTTGTGGTATTATGCTCAGGGGAACTGTTAACGAAAGCCTGATGCCTTTCTATGTCGATACTGACCTGAAGGCCCTGCTTCCATTTATTAATTTCAAATAATCTGAGAAATGGAACGATCATTATTGAAAGAGCTTAACAAATCGACCTTAGAGGCGTATGTTAACCGTGCCCGGGAAGCGTGGCTGAAACGCATGTTTTGGACTATGTTCTTCCCGTTGAAGTATACTACCCAGTTAACCTGGGAATCTCTCTCCGGATCCGCAGGATCACCCGTTATGGCGGACGTTATCGAGTATAACGCCAGTTCACCGCTGAAATCCCGCAGGACCGTTTCGAAAGCCAGTGGAGATATCCCGAAAATCGGGATCAAGCGTAAGATGGACGAGAAGGACTACAATGATTACATGACTATGAAGGCGTTGTCCAGCGATGCGAACAGATCTGCAATTTTGGATATCGTTTTCGGCGACGTTGATTTCGTGTATGAAGGAGTACTGGCACGTACTGAATTCCTTTGCATGCAGGCGCTGTCTTACGGATCCCTGGCACTTGATGCCAATAACAACAATGGTGTAATCACTGAGACCGCTGTTGATTTTGGTATTCCTTCGGGAAATAAGACCGCTGTAGGTACCACATGGAGCACCGCCGCATCCGGAACGCCGATTACCGATATCAGAACCGTTGTTGAAGCGGCCGAAGATAACGGGCACAGCATATCTTACATCGTGATGGATAAGTCGGCGCTGAATTACGCGCTGGCCACAACCGAGGTGAAAGATACATTCTCACAATTCCAAAGGCTTTCAACCAACCGGAAGAATGTTGTTACCCTGGAGGATCTCAACACAATGATGGATGCCTTCATGCTTCCGCGTGTTGTTGTTGTGGATTCCAAGGTGCGCTTTGAGAACGCTGAGCACACGCTGTCAAGTGTGGCTCCCTGGAAGACCGGATATGTGAGCTTTATTCCCGACATGAAAATCGGTAAGGTCCTTCATGGTCCTATTGCCGAGGAGAAAAAGAGATCACGTGCTGATTTCAAAGTGGAGCGATCTTGAACCCTTCGGTGAGTTCACCAAAGGACAGGCCAATGCCTTCCCGGTATTCAACGATGTGGATTCAATCTACATTCTGAAGGTCAACGGAACAAGCTGGCCATAATGACTGTAAAACAGGCAATATTATCCTTTCCGGGGCTGTCCGATATTTCGGACAACTTCATTGAGAAGATATTAGTCGACCGGTCCGTTACAGGATCGGCCGACTATACTTCCTTACTCAGCGAAACCGTGGCATTGTGCGCTGCTGACTGCTATATGTTCATTGTAAACAATCCGGATATTTCCGAGGGGGATCTGAGCATGAAAAAGTCAGCTGAACTAAAGGCCACCGCGAAAAGGCTGTACCGCGATAACGGGGAGCCTGAGAAGGCAGCGAAACTGGAAGTATCCGGAATGTCAAGAACAAGCAGGTGGTAAGATACCCTCATACAGCAACAGTAACAGCATCGGCGGTAACGGTAACCGGCGGGGAGTATGTCTCCTCAGAAGATACCACAGCCTCCATAACCGGCAGATTGCAGACCTCAGGGTCACCGAGAAAGGTCAAGGATCCCTCAGGCGACTGGGTGGAAACAAACCGGGTCTTTTTCACGCAGGCCGAGAAGATAGAAAATGCTCAAAAACTGACTGTCAGTGGGGTGGATTATAAGATCCTGTTATGGGAAGAAAAACAGACACACTCAAAGATATGGCTGGATTAACTCCCATGTTCAGTAGTCGGGATATTGAAAGGTTCTACGATAAGTTTCAAAACCGGGCGGAAGAAAAGTACATTGAAGTATTGACCTATGCCGGTGAAGAGGGCGCAAAACAGGCCCGCATCAATGGCAAGTATTACGACCAGACCGGAAATCTTCGCTCTTCAATTGGTTTTGCCGTTATAAGTAGCGGCGAGATCGTGACAGAGGGTTATGAAAAATCAGGTCAGGGGTCAGACGGTGATACCGGGTTGAGTGAGAGTAAAAAGCTTGTGCAGTCACTTGCCTCTGAATTCTCAACCGGAATCTTACTTGTACTTGTAGCGGGAATGGATTATGCCCTGTATGTAGAGAACCTTGAAAATAAGGATGTACTGTCGGGGACAGTAACCGGGACAGATAAATTTTTACGTGAAACGCTCAAAAAAATAGCTGATGGCTGATAATTTCGATGCAGTGGATATCATCTACACGGCTGTAACTATAGATGGGGTTGCGACCTTTAAGGATAAAGCTCCGGATGATCAGTCGGGTGAACACATTGTTGTAAACTCCCCGTCATCTGCCCCATCGTCTTACGGCACTAACGATGTGAGTGTGAATGTAAATATTTTTGTTCCCTCTGCGCCCAACGGAATGGTTGATCGTGCAAGGTTTAAGACCCTCAGGACAGCTGTTCAGTCCGGGATCGACTCCGCAGATACGTCAAGTTATTACTGCGAAATTGATCCTGAGTTTTCCGGGTTCATTGAAAAGGCCAAGAAAGGATTTGACTGTTTTACACAACGTTTTTTATTAACAATAAATAAATAATACCATGAGCTTAGCAATTGGAATTGAAAAAATCGAATACGGTGACGTGGGTGACGGTGTTCCGGGAGAATCTCTCGCCGCAATTACCGACCCTATCGCCGAGGGCAGTGTCTCGTTCTTTTCCTTCTCGGAACCTACCGAGACAAACATCATGAGCGAAACAAGTGACGTTCCCGTTGCAACGATCCTGACCAAGGAGGACCCGGAGTATATCGAGTTCGCCCTTATAACCCCTGAGGCGGCTACCCTTGCAGCCCTGGCCGGAGGTTCGGCCAGTTCTGATAAGTGGGAGGCCCCCTCATCGGTACCTGAGATTAACAAGACAATCAAGATCACGACAAAGGCGAAAGATTCTGAACAGATCGAGTACACCATTGTGAACGCGAAGATTGTCGCAAGGTTTAACCAGGCACCTGCGAAAAAAGCCGAAGAGCAGCTTCTTGTGCGTTGTTATGTACAGGAAGCCAGAACCGAGTCCGGAACGGTCAATACTCCGTTTATCCGCGAGATTGTGGCAGTTTAAGATCCATGTTTCTACAAGCGAAAAGGGTCTGTCGATTACCGGCAGGCCCTTTTTATATTTTAAACAAAAACATGGATGATGTCCTTAAGCTACTGAAATTGCAGTCAGACCTTATCACCGGAGCACCTGCAAAATTCCCTGTAACAGTGGAAGATTCCAGCATGTTGCCTAACGGGGTAAAGATCGAACAGATTACAATATATCCCTTAAAGGTCGGTACTGTCATGCGGATCTCTCCGCTGTGTAGGGAGATCCCTGAAAAGGATCTTGAAAAACTCTCAGCCAGCAAGGATGTTGCGTTTCATCCGGAAGCTCCCGCGCTGATGGAAAAGTATTCCGGCGTGATTGTAAAGATCATCTGCCATGGCATCCACAACAAAAAAGGCAAGTATCCCGGGTACATGGAGCGGTTTTTACAGATGAATTTCACCTTCCAGGATCTTCACGTGCTGCTGAATGCCGTATTGTTCCGCATGGGAACTATAAGTTTTACAGACTCTACCATCGCAACACAAAAGATGGGCCTGGAAAGCATGGAGATAATAGCCATGCAACAAAATCTGAAGACCTGGAGCGTAAACTGATCGGGCCATATGCCACACTGGTACTGGCTAATAAAGCATTTGGATTCACTCCGGATTATGTGATGTGGCAAATGGATCAGCAACTTTTGAACGAAATGTTCGCAGAGCATTATTACCTCTCAGGGGGCTCCACGCAGCGGGATGAACACGGGGAATTTGAGTGGATCGAAATGCCGACAATTGACGGGACCAAAAGGGTAAAAAAGTATATCGATAAAATTGACATATAATGGGACTTCAAAACAGGGAAGGCGCCCTATACTACGCCACTGGACTTGATACCACCGGGCTTACCCAAGGGAAGGCACAAACCATGGGAATCCTTCGCGGTATGACCTCGCAGATCTCCCGTATGGATGTATTTGCCGGGCTTGCTGCCAGTGGTGGCATTGCCTTTAAGCGTCTGGCCGTTGATGCAAAGAAATTCTCCGAAGAGTTTGAACAATCCATGCGCGAGGTATTAACGATCTCCGCGGCCCTGCAGGGGGATTTTGAAGGGTACAGCGATATGATCGTTGATATGTCCCGGGAATTACCACAGAGCGCGAATGCCCTGGCAAAAGCATATTACCAGATTGTATCAGCGGGTTATGATGGTGCAGCTGGACTGGAGCTGCTTCAATCTGCCTCCCGTGCAGCTGTCGGAGGGGTAACTGATGTAACCACTGCAGCTGACGGTATGACCACGGTACTGAATGCCTGGGGGCTGTCAGCGGATCAATCATCAAAGGTTGCAGATACGTTCTTTGCAACGATCAGGCTCGGCAAAACTACAATGGATGAAATGGCCTCATCCATCTCACAGGTGGCCGCCATTGCTTCGGCAAGTGGGATATCATTCGAGGAGGTGGCCGCCACGCTTGCCACCATGACAAAGCAAGGTGTTCCAACCGCCCAGGCCATGACCCAGATGAGGGCGGCAATTATGAGCACAACCAAAGTATTAGGTGACGGTTGGGCTGATGCCATGAGTATGCAGGAGGCGTTTCAATTAATCGCCGAAAAGGCAAATTACTCTCAAACTGAATTACAAAAGCTGCTGGGTCGTGAGGAGGCCGTTAACGCGGTTCTCATTACAACCGGGAAAAATGCCAAAGGAGCAGCTGAGGATCTGCAGGCAATTGCAAACTCAGCAGGGGAAGCTGATAAGGCTTATACAGACATGGTTCAGTCTTCAATCAATCAAAGCAAGCTGTTAAAGAACAATATTGACGCGGCATTAAAGCCATTGGGTGACTGGATGTCGGAGAAATCAACAGGGTTTGCAAGGAGAATGAATGAAGCGTTTGCAACTGGTCAGGTTGAACAGTATGTTGAGTATATCAAAATTGCCACGGTATCACTTACAGCCTACGCACTGACAGCGAACGGGGCGGCGCTTTCAACCAATATTCTTAAACGGGCCATGGATTTAACTGAGGCGTCCATGAGAAGGCTCCGGCTGGCCTTTGCCAGTAACCCGGTAGGTCTTATTGCCGTGGGTCTTACCGCAGCTGTCACAGCCTTTACAGCTTACAATAAAAAGGTGGATAAATCCACACAGGTATCCGCCAGGCTGACTGAAAGTATAAGCAATGACGTCTATTCCCTGAATAACCTTTTTTCAAAACTTAAAGATGCCGAAAGAGGAACCGAAGACTGGAACCGGGCCAGGGAACTTATCAATACAAGGTATGGATCCTACCTCGGAAACCTGATTGATGAAAAAACCAAGCTGGAAGATATCGAGGCGGCACAGAAAAGAGTTACCCAGGCAATGGTAGCAAATGCCGGCGTGAAGATCTATCAGGAGCAGCTTGGTTCAGAGTTGGATAAATACACGAAAGAATTTGAAAAAAAGCTCGGTGATTTTACACAGGTTTTCGCCCAGATGAAAGGTGCAGACCGCCTGCCGGATCTTATCAGCGCAATAAATGAGGCAATTGATAAAGAGATTGAGGCCGGCAACGGGAAGATTGAAAGGGGACTATTGGAGCGCTCCCAGATTGCCATGGATGTTTACAATGAGTTTTTGTATGACATTTCGCAGCAAACCGGGTTTGTAAAGTACGACCCGAAATCTTTTACAGACGCCTTTCTGGATCTTGCAGAATTAAAGGCCGAAGGTAAAGATTACACAGACTACCTGCAGGGAATGATTGATACCTGGACAAAAACCCTCCAAGGATTTCACCAATCCTCTGGCGAGGATGACTTTATAGGCCTGCTACTTTTTGATTATGATAGTTTGTTTGGTGGGAATTACTACGAAACCCTACAGAAAAAAATCAGCGAGACTGAAGACCAGTTAAAGGACCTTGCCGGGGCGCAGGGAGAAATGGATCTTGTTGCCATTGCGGCCAAAAAAGAATTACTGCAGCAATACAATGCCGAGCTGATGGCCCTTGAATTGCTACTTGGATTGCGTGAGAAGGAAAAGCAGGAGGCGGCAAAACAGGCCCCTGCAGGCTCCATTTTGGGACTTCGCCAACAGATCGAGGAATTGAACCAGCAATATGTCGAAGCGACCACAGACGCCGCACGTGAATCCCTGAAGGCCCAGATTGACATCAAGGAGCAGGAACTTGATGCACTACAGGGAGTGATCAAAGAACAAGTGAAGCTCTATGAAGATTATTATAAAACCATTCAGAATAAAGGGATCAATTGGCTACGCGCTGAACTTGAAAGTTTAAAGCAGATCCGGGATGCAAAGAGAAAGACCTTTAAAGAAGGTGGAAAACTGTCCGAAGATGAGAAGAAAAAAATTGTAGACGACTTATCAGAGATTGAGAGTAAGATACAGAGTATTGAATCCAAGATTACCGGAGATTTAAAAAACGGGCTGCGGGTGATGGAGGAGGGTTTTCAAATGATCTCAAGCGCACTTTCAGAGGTGGATGACAAGGCTTCAAAGGCCGCTGCTAATATCGGTAAATTATTTTCTGCCGCCGGTCAGATTGGTATTGGAGTGGCCACGGAAGATCCCTTTCAGACCGCCAGCGGAATGATCAGCATTATGGGGTTAGTTACAGATCAATACTACAGCGCTAGTGAAGCCGCTAAAGGCTTTTCCGACGAATTGAAAAAAATTAACGGTCATATTAAAGATCAGGAATACCTTATCAGAAATGATGCCACAGGAGATAAAGCCGAACAGCTGCGCGATCTTATCAAGTTGTACGAGCAGTATGCTGAGGCTTTGAGAAGGCAGATTGAATATGAACAGACTGCCAGTAAGTGGCAGAAGAAAAGCAATTGGGGGAAATTTCTTTCAGTAATGTCTCCATTATTACTCCTCCTTCCTGACAAGGATATAGTCCCCGAACTTGAAGAGGAGTTAAAAGAGATCGATCGGCTTTTAGAAAAATGGGGGCTTGAGTTGGGGGATACAATTAGAGGAGGTGTAAGTCAGACAGATATTTCCGGGATTATTATAGATGAGTTTATGGCTGCAAAGGGAGGGGTTGTAGACTTTGCAAATGCTACCGAGCAAATTATTAAAGATGCACTGATGGGGGCATTTAAAAGTGCTGTTATGCAAGAAGGAGTGGACCTGATAGCTGAAACCCTTTATTGGTTTCTTGAAGATGACGGAAAAATTGACGAAGTGGAGCGGGCAGGTCTTCAGAATTTGATAGCAGGTTATGGAGAGAAATGGAATACCTTATGGGAAGATCTGGGGTTAAGTGATTTGTTTGGATCCTTTGAGGAGGACTCAAACAGCCTTTCCGGGTCGATCCGGCGCAGCCTTACCGAAGAAACCGGGTCGATCCTTGCCGGCACCATGAATGCAATCAGGATGGATACCCGTGAAATTCTGCAGTTTCAATCCGAGGCCGTCGGGTATTTGCGAGCCATTGAGAGAAATACTGCTTTCAACAGATACATTGAATCAATCGACCGGAAGATGGACAGCATGCTCAGTACATTCCAAAATATCGCATAATGTATACCATTGAAGGAAATAGCTTTGCGGATTACAACATTGAGATACTCTCAAGTAGTGGAGCGCTTGATATCCCTAAAAGATTGGGGGAGGTTGAACATCATTGGGGAGATTCAAACGGAACAGAGGCGTACGTGCTTGATAGTGATCTTGCATGGAATGGAAGGATGATTTACCTGCATGGGTACTATTCAGGCAGTGATTTTATCAGTGATATCCAAACCATGGAGGCCGCGCTGAAAGGTTCTGATCTTACCCTTGTTACACATTACGGCACCCATACGGTCCGGCTTGCAAAAATCAATGAAAACAGGCAGATTGTTGCAAATACCAAGGCGTTCATTGATATTGAATTCTGGGAGCAGACCGTTTCTGCAGGAACCCCGCCTTCCGCAGTAGGAGGGACCGGTGTAACGCTTGGAGGGTACGATTTTCTTACTGACTTCGGATTGACAGTGTCCAGGGTATCAGGATACGGCAGGATGCCTGAATATGATCATCGCGGAATTACATACGGAGATTCACCTGTAACCTTCAGCTCAAATCGCAGCCCCAGGGAGATCCGTATAGAACTTGCCGGGCATTATGCCAGTATCGCCGCGCTGACCACTTCAATTAACAATTTGAAATCCGTTTTGATGTCTGCCGGAACGAAATCACTTGTTTACCGGGGGTCCACTAAGACGGTATATTTTACCGCAGGTGTAAAGGTGGATCTGAATTACAAGGCAAAAATCGCCCGCATGGTACTTAATGTAAAAATACAGGAGTAAATGGCTACAATTGACATATACCGTTCCGCTGCAGTTTTCCTTTCCCCTTCTATCGATCAGGGCACCACGCTGTTCAAATCATTAAACGGGGAGGATTACATCACTGCGAATTTCACGCTGGATTCATTCACAGAGATACAAATAGGGGACTATATTACCTTTGATTCTTCCCAGTATAAGGTAAGACAGGCGCCGGATTTCAAAAAGATATCAGAGGTGGAATATCAGTACACCGTTCGATTTGAAGGCCCGCAGTATTCCTTGCTGGATGCCATGTATCTGCTTGAAGGGGATATGGAATTCTATCTCACAGGAACAGCTGAAGATTTCATTGATCTTATTGTTGAGAACTTAAACAGGGTATTTGGCTCAGGGGGCTACTCTGCCGGCACTATCGAGGCTACAGATATAAAGACCTTACAATTTAGCGGGGAGAATTGCCTGAATACACTTGGGCGCATATGTGAGGAGTTCGAACTTGAATATTACTTCTCCGGAACCTCACCAATTACAATCAACCTGACTGAAACAATTGGTAATTCAACAGGTCTGGAATACGAATACAAGGATGGTCTGTACAATATCAAAAGAACAAAGGTTAGCAACAAAGACCTGATTACCCGCCTGTATGCATACGGGAGTGAGAAAAATATAGGCCCGGATTATGTAGACAGGGGCACGCGCACCCCGCTTGGATCAAAACTCAGGCTTAGATACTCAACGTATCCTGACAACTACATGGAGGAAAACACGGCAACTTACGGGGTGAAAGAGGCCGTGAAGGAGTTTGATATATATCCACACTTTGACGGTGCCGTCACATCGACAAGCGACAAGCAAAAGGTAATTGATATATTGATTAACTTTAACCTTAACTACTACTTTCTCAAAGGAACCAGTGCAAAGATCGTATTTAAAACAGGCGATCTGGCAGGGTATGAATTTGAGATCATATCATTCAACAATTTAACCAAGGAGGTGTATTTTAAGCTATACACTGACGAGCAGGGTAACCAGTGGCCCACAACTTCAATTAAACCGGCTGTAGGCGATGAATTTACATTCGTTGATATATCCATGCCGGCGATATACATATCAGCAGCAGAGTCTGAACTTGAAGCTGCAGCGGCAGCCTATCTTTCTGAGAGGTCATCACCGAATGTAATATACGAGATTGAAATTGACTGGCACCAGCTTAAAACATCAGCGGTAACACTGGACGTTGGCGATGTAATCACCATAACAGACGCTCAACTGGCAGCCTCAGGTGTAGGTGTGAGAATTGCTGAACTCACCAGAAGCATTGAAAATCCATACAAGTATACGGTAAAGCTTAGCGACAATGTGCTGATAGGTTACTTTAAAAGCGTTAACAATACTGTCACCAAAATCCGGCGGAGCGTAACTGTCGAGAGAGACATTGTAATAGATCGCACCAACCGGGCATATCGGAACACCACGGAGTTGCAGGAGATGATCTACGATACGGATGATTATTTTGATACCGATAACATCCGGCCACTGTCTATTGAAACAGCAATGCTTTCAGTCGGGGCCAAGTCGCAGAACTTCATTCTCGAGGCAACTGTAAACGGCAACCCTGATTCAGATACAACAACATTT